TTTGGTATGCAACAAGTGAGAGAAATAATGTCTACTAAACTTCCTGTTGCTGATGCTGGAGGTGGAGGTGCAGGAGCTGGTATGTCTGTTTCGGCTCCAGACTTCAACGTAGTAGGTCAAGGTGCAGGCAGTCAAGTTGCACAAGCAGTTACATCTGCTCAAGATAGACCTTTCAGAGCTTATGTTGTTAGCGGAGATGTTACATCTGCTCAAGAACTAGACAGAAAAACAGTTACAGAATCTTCAATAGGATAAATAAAACAAAACATAAATATAAAAGTTACCATATTATGAAAACAATAGAACTATATATTGACGAAGAAAACGAATTTAGTGGAATAGAAGCTATAAGCGTTGTCGAGAATCCAGCAATAGAAGAAGATTTTATTGCATTAAAGAAACAACAAGTGCAACTTGCTGAAGTAGATAAAGAGAAAAGAATACTAATGGGAGCTGCTCTTATACCTAACAAAAAGATATACAGAAATAATGGAGAGCAAGAATACAATATATTCTTTAGTGAAGAAACAGTAAGAAAAGCATCTGAATTATTCTTGTCAAGAGGCAAACAAAATAACTCAACTTTAGAGCATGACGTTAAACTCAATGGGTTGTCTGTTGTAGAATCTTGGATTATAGAAGATAAGAAAAAGGATAAATCAAGAAAGTATGGATTTAGTTTACCAGTAGGAACTTGGATGGTTTCTGTAAAAGTAAATAATGATGAGATATGGAATGACTTTGTAAAAGAAGGAAAGGTAAAAGGATTTTCTATAGAAGGTTTCTTTGCTGACAAATTAGACGAAAGACCAAGAGAAAGTGTAGAAGAAGATTTTGATGAAATGGAGGCTTTATCTAAGTTATATGAAATAGAAGAAGCGTTCTTAGATTCACAAGAAGTAGAATTAGAGTCCTATAATGACTACCCTCAGGGTGCAGTAAACAATGCAAAAAGAGCTTTAAAGTATAAAAAAGAAAATGGTAGTTCTTGTGGAACTTCTGTGGGCTGGAGAAGAGCTTCACAGTTGGCCAATAAACAAAAAATCACAAGGTCCACGATTGCTAGAATGGCTTCATTTAAAAGACATCAACAAAACAAAGATGTACCATATTCTGAAGGATGCGGAGGTATAATGTGGGATGCTTGGGGTGGTTCTGCTGGTGTCAACTGGGCTATATCTAAATTAAAGCAAATAGATAAGAAGAAGATGTCTGAAATAGATGAGTTAGAGTTAGAGCTACAAGATGCTTTAGATTGTAATAAACTAACTTTATCTGAAGATAGATTTAGTGACTATCCTGATAAAGCACATCAAAATGCCTTAAGGGCTTTAAAATACAAAGTAGAAAATAAAATACAGTGTGGAACAAAAGCTGGTTGGCAATTTGCGCAAATGTTAGCTAAAAAAGAACCTATATCAAGATGTTTAATATCTCAAATGGCTTCTTATGTTAGATTTAGAAGAGACAAGAATGTTTCTTATGAAAAAGGTTGTGGGAAACTACTTTGGGATGCTTGGGGTGGAGATGCAGGTATTAATTGGGCTACTGATAAAATAAAAGAAATAGACAGAGATATAGAACCTATAACTTCTTTAGAATTAGCATCAATGAAGATTAACGAAGACTATGCTATCATAGACGAAAGACTAGCTTACTCCTCTAAAGAAAAAGCATTAGAAATAGCAAAAAATATAGGGTGTGAAGGATTTCATGAGCATGAGTATGAAGGTAAAGCTTGGTATATGCCATGTGAATCACATTCAGTAGAAGCTGGAGCAACTACTAAGAGTCCTTGCTGGGATGGTTATGAGCAAAAAGGTTATCAGATTATAGATGGTAAAAGAAGACCTAATTGTGTTAAAAAGAAATAATGAGAAGAAGATATAAAAAGACACCAAGCAGAACAAGCCCTCGTTCATCAAGAAGAGGATGTTTATGTAAAGATGGAACATATTCAACAAAGTGTTGTGATGGTTCCTTACAGGCTCAAGGTATAGGTTCTTTAGTCGGAGAAGAATTATTGTGTACTGAAGCAGGAGCTAATCTACAACAAGAAAATGGTAATAATATAAAAGTATAAAAATGGCAAAAAAAATATCACAATTAAACGCAATATCATCAATACAGGAAACTGATTTAATAGCTGTAGTACAGAGTGGTTCAACACAAAAGGCTACAATAAGTCAAATTGAAAACTACTTAGTTCCTACTAATCTAACAGTATCTAGTGGAGATACAATAAATTTATCAGATTCCACTTATTCTAATTCTATGCTTATAAGATTATCTTGGAGTGGAGCTAACGGAACAATGACTTTAAATTTACCTTCTGCTTCTGATAATACTAATAGATTAATGAAATTTATTTCTAATGGAGGATTTGCTAATGCAACAAGAGTAGAATTAACGCCAATAAACTCACAAACATTAGATGGCTCTACAGACGCTTATGTAATCAATAAAGAGTTTGAGGGTATACAAGTATGGTCAGATGGTGTTGAGTGGTTTATAATACAGAAGAAAGCTTAAAAATACAACAAAAAGAAAAGCTTGAGGTTATCAAGTTATACTATTAATTTAAATCAATAATATATGAAAGCTACCGACATCGTAGACAAATTTAAGAAAATCTTACTATCTGAGACTGAAGAAAAAGTCGAAGAGATAGAAGTACAAGAAGATGTACAATTAGCTGAAGAGGTTATCGAAGAAGTAAAGGATGAAGTTTCTGAAGAAGTTCCTGTAGAGGAAGTTGAAGAAGAAAATTTATACGCTACTAAAGAAGAACTTTCTAAAGCTATTGCTGAAGTAAAAGCAATGTACGACCAATTAATGGAATCAATGAGTGACGAAAAGTCTCCTGAAGTTCCAGAAGAATTGAGTTCTGAAGAAGTATCAGAAGAAGGTGAAGTAGAATTATCTTCACAAGAGTCAGAAGTAGAGCCTATAGCTCATTCTCCTGAGTCTGAAATTGAAAAAAACAATGTTCATTTATATGGTCAAAACAGACCACAAACAATAATGGATAGAGTATTAAACAAAATATCATAATAAACCAAAACTAAAATAATAAAAAATGGCTACTACAACTTCAATTACAAGTACTTATGCTGGAGAATTTGCTGGAAAGTATATTTCTGCTGCATTATTATCTGGTTCTACTATAGAAAATGGTGGAATTACAGTAAAACCTAATGTAAAGTTTAAAGAAGTAATCAAAAAGGTTGCTACAAGCGGTCTTATTGCTAATGCTTCATGTGACTTTGCTGACACAGGTTCAGTTACGTTAACAGAAAGAATCCTTCAACCAGAAGAATTCCAAGTTAACATTGAACTATGTAAAAAAGACTTCCGTTCTGACTGGGAAGCTGTACAAATGGGATATTCTACATTTGACAAATTACCTCCAAAATTCAGTGATTTCTTAATCTCTCACGTTGCTGCTAAGGTTGCTGAGAAGACTGAGCAAAATATCTGGACTGGTGTTAATGCTAATGCTGGTGAATTTGACGGATTCTCTACTTTATTAGCTGCTGATTCTGATGTTATAGATGTAACTGGTTCTGCAATTACTTCTTCTAACGTAATTTCTGAGTTAGGTGCTATTGTAGATGCAATTCCTTCTTCTTTATACGGACAAGAAGATATGTATATTTATGTATCTCAAAACATTGCTAGAGCTTATGTAAGAAGTCTAGGAGGATTTGGTGCTTCTGGATTAGGTGCTAATGGTGTAAATGCTCAAGGAACTCAATGGTGGAACAATGGTTCATTAAGCTTCGATGGTGTAAAACTATTTGTTGCTAATGGATTAGCTGATGACACTGCTGTTGCTGCTGAAAAATCTAACTTATTCTTTGGAACAGGTCTTTTATCTGACCACAACGAAGTAAAAGTTATCGATATGGCTGACCTAGATGGTTCTCAAAATGTAAGAGTAATCATGAGGTTTACAAGTGGAGTTCAATACGGAATCGGAGGAGATATCGTATATAGAGTAAACGCTTAATAATAATAATAAATAAAGGGTGGGTTTAACCACTCACCCTTTTAATACTAACTTTTAAAAACTAATAATATGTCTTGTAATTTATCACTATATAGAACAGAACCTTGTAAAGACAGCGTTGGTGGGTTAGATAAAGTTTACTTTGTAAATTATGACAGTTCGTTATATTCAAACATTACGTTTGACACAACTAACACAGATGCCATAGAATCAATCACTGGTACTCCATCTGCATACGAATATGACATCAAAGGAACTTCATCTTTCACACAAAACATTCAGGCAAGTAGAGAAAATGGAACTACTGCTTTTGAACAAGTTCTTGAGCTTACTTTACACAAGTTGACTATTGCTGACCACAAAGAATTAAAGTTATTATCTTTTAACAGACCTCACGTTATAATAAAAGACAATAATGGAAATTACTTCTTAGCTGGTGTAGAGCATGGTATGGATGTTTCTGGTGGTACTATCGTAACAGGTGGTGCTATGGGAGACTTAAGTGGATACACTTTAACTTTAACAGGAATGGAAAAAGCTCCAGCTAACTTTATGGAGTCTGACCCTGCTACTGTTGGATTTACTGTTGTAAATTCTTAAACATAGTATACTCTTAAACATAATAGATATAAAGCCCTTTAATTAGGGCTTTTTCTATATAAAACAAAATCAACACTTTTCAGTTATCTTATTATGATAAGATTACTACCTAACTCAAATACACAAACTATTAAAGTAATTCCTAGAAAAGGATTAAGTGGCTCTCTTTCTTTAAAAATAACAGAAGATGGCACTAATATAAATGAAACAATTACTGATTCAAATATGTCAAGTAATGGTAATTTTTCTGACATACAATTTGCTTCTACAATATTAAAAGAAAACAATTTATATTTTTTAGAATTTACATTAGGTGGAGGTTTATTTTATAGAGATAAAGCTTATGTAACTTCCCAGACAAACGATGAAGTTATACATACATTAAACGAGAACAAGTACACTGAATATGGTGCTGGTTCTGAAGATGAATATATAGTAATATAATATGGAAAACAAAAATATTAGAGTAGTCAATTTATCTGGTTATGAAATACCAGAAATAAAAGAAGTCTACGGAAAAGACTGGGTTCAATACGGAGAGCATAACGATTACTTTGATGAGCTCATAGATAAATACTTAGGAAGCCCTACAAATGCAAGATGTATAAATGGTATCGTAGATATGATTTATGGTAGAGGATTAGAGGCTACAGACAGTGAAATAAAGCCTGAGATGTATGCCAAGATGAAAATGCTCTTAAAACAAAGGGATTTAAGGCGTGTTGTGAACGATTACAAGATGCTAGGTCAATCTGCTGTTCAAGTGGTCTATAATAAGCGTAAAACAGCTATTGTGAAGGTCCTACACTTTCCTATGGAGACTCTTAGAGCAGAAAAAGCTAAAAAAGGTCAAATAGAGGCTTATTACTACCATCCTAAATGGTGTGATATGAAGCCTAGCGATAAACCTAAAAGAATACCTTCTTTTGGCAATGGTTCTAAAAGAGAAGTTATAGAAATATATGTATTTAAACCATATAGGTCAGGATTCTATTATTATTCTCCAGTAGATTATCAATCTTGCTTACAATATGCAGAATTAGAAGAAGAGGTAAGTAATTATCATATAAATAACATAAAGAACGGGTTACAACCTTCTTTATTAATAAACTTTAATAATGGAGTACCTAATGAAGAAACTCAAGAGCTTATTGAACACAAAATATATGATAAGTTTAGTGGCTCTTCAAATGCAGGTAAATTCATACTTACTTTTAATGAGTCTACAGAAACTCAAGCAGATTTACAGCCTATTCATTTGCCAGATGCTCACGCACAATATCAGTTCTTGGCTGACGAAAGCAGAGAAAAAATAATGCTTGGTCATGGTATTGTTTCTCCTATATTATTAGGTATAAAAGACAATACAGGATTTGGAAATAATGCAGAAGAACTTAGAACTGCTTCTATACTTATGGATAACATAGTAATCAGACCATTTCAACAGAACATTATAGATGGTTTAGATGAAATTCTTGCATTTAACAAAATATACTTAAGTTTATACTTTGTTACTCTACAACCAATAGAATTTACAGAATTAGATAACATTTCTACTAAGGTTAAGAGAGAAGAAGAAACTGGAGAAAAATTAAGCTCACAAGAAGAACTAGATTTATCAGATGAAGGTGCAGAGGACTTATATACTCAGCTAGAAGTGCTAGGTGAGGTTGTTTCTGATGAATGGGAGCTTATACATAGTGAAGCAGTGGGCAATGACAATGAAGAGTTTGATTTAACTAAATTAAGCGTATCAGAAGATGATGCTAAACCTAATAAGAGGTCAAGTCAAGACAATTCTGGATATAAAATAAGATATTCTTATGGTCCAGTAAGAAACTCTGATAAAAGTAGAGTGTTCTGTAAACAAATGGAATCTCTTACAAGTAAAAACTTAGTCTTTAGAAAAGAAGACATTACTCTTATGTCTTTTAGAGGATTAAATAGTGATTTAGGACATAATAAAAAGAAATATAACCTTTTTAAGTTCAAAGGAGGTAAAAATTGTCATCATTTCTGGGAAAGAAGAGTATATAAAAAGAAAGTAACACCAAATGCCGAAGTTGAAGCTTCAGATGCTGTACAAGATGGATTTAAGGAACCAAAAAATCCTAAAGAAGTCGAAGTTAGACCAGTAGATATGCCAAACAGAGGTGCTTATCCAAAAACTAAATAATTATGGCACAAAAAGCACTCTTTATAACAATAAACGACTTAAAAAGAAAATCTATTATAGATGGTAATGTAGATGCTGATAAACTCATACAGTTTATTGAAGTAGCTCAAGACACGCACATTCAAAACTATTTAGGAGGATTACTTTATAAGAAACTACAAACCTTAATATTAAACGGAACTATAGATGACTCTGGTAATGCTGATTACAAAACATTATTAGATGATTACGTTAAACCTATGCTTACTTGGTTTACACAAAGTTCCTATTTGCCATTTGCTATGTATCAAATTAGCAACGGAGGTGTATTTAAACATAGAAGTGAAAACTCAGAAACTATCTCTTTAGAAGAAATGAGAATGATGTTAGCTAAAGTTACTGAAACAGCAGAATTTTATACTAGAAGATTTGTTGATTACATGGATTACAATAGCACTTTATATCCAGAATATGTTTCCTCTACTAATGGAGATATGTACCCTGATAAAGATGTTAATTTTAATTCTTGGGTGCTTTAATGAAAAACAAAAAGATAAAAACATACAAACCTAAAGAAAGTAATGTAGTTAAATTAGATACTTTCTTGCAAAAACTAAATAAAGATGGCTACACTTTCAGGAAATAAAATAAAAAATACCTACCAGTCACTTGTAAAGTTTTCTGATAATGGAAATATAACAGTTGGTGCTAAACAATTAACTGATGGTTTTGGCAATAATTCACCTATATTTGTTTCTACTACACAAATAGGAATAGGAGTAACACCTGAATCAGGATTAAACCTTCACGTTTATGGAGATGCTAAAATAGGTAGCAATCTAACAGTAATTGGAAACTTAGTAGTTGAAGGAAGCACTACAACAGTAGGAACAGATACATTAACAGTAAAAGACCCTTTAATTGTATTGGCAAATAATAATACTTCTACAGATGCAGTTGATATAGGGTTTTATGGCAAATATACTCCTTCAGGTACTACACTATACTCAGGACTGTTTAGAGAAGCTCTAACAGGTAAATATAGATTATTTAAAGACTTACAAGTTGAACCTACTACGACAGTAAATACAAGTGGAACAGGATATGCTCAAGCTACTTTAATTGCTGCTTTAGAAGGAAACGTAACAGGTAATGTTACAGGTAATCTGACTGGTAATGTTACAGGCAATGTTACAGGTAATCTGACGGGTAATGTTACAGGAGGAACAATATCAGGTACTACAGGAACTTTTAGTGGTAATGTAGATATTGACGGAACATTAGATGTAGATGATGTAATAAGTGTTGAAGGTTCTACTTTTGGTAGAATAGAAATAGGTGGAGCTTCAGGTGGTTATATAGATTTAAAAGCACCTAACTCTGATGATTATGATTTTAGAATTATTACAAGTTCTGGTGGTAATGAAATAACTACAGCTACAGGTGACTTAATATTTAATACAGCAGAAACACTAGCATTAACAATAGACACTTCACAAGATGCTATTTTTGAAGGAGAAATAATATTAAAAGATAATAAAAAAATAAAACTAGGTACTGATAATGATTTGGAAATATATCACGATGGAGGTAATGGTTTTATAAAAAACACTACTGGTCAGTTAAATATAACGGATTCTATTATAGCATTAAGAAATCAAGCAGATAATGAAAATATGTTATATGCTCGTGAAAATGCACAAGTTGAATTATATTATGACAATAGCATTAAACTTGCAACTACAAATACAGGAATAACAGTTACAGGCACTATATCAGGCGTTTTAGCAGATGGAGTTACAGCGACTACTCAATCAGATGGAGACAATAGTACTAAAGTGGCTACTACTGCTTATGTAGATACTGCTATTACAGGTCACGATACATTAGCTGAAGTACTTGCAGGTGGTAATACTACAGGAGGAACAGACATAGCAGTAAGTAGTGGAGATGATATAACTTTTGCAGATGATAGTAAAGCTATATTTGGAACTGATGGAGATTTAGAGATATATCATTATTCTATTACAGACCAAGCTCAGATAACAATAAACGGAGAATTAGATATAAGAGCTAATACTTTAAGTTTAAAATCGTATGCAGGGGAAACAATGTTAAGAGCTTCAAGCAATGGAACTGTAAGATTATATTACGATGGTGTTGAAAAATTACAAACAACAAGTACAGGAATTAGTGTAAGTGGTACTTCTTCAACTTTTGCAGGAGATTTAACAGTAGATACAGATACTTTATTTGTAGATGCTTCAGAAGATTCTGTTGGTATTGGATTAACTAATCCTAGTGACTATTCTGCTGATGAATTAGTTATAAGTGTGCCTGATGATAGTGGAATGACTTTAGTCAGTGGAACTACAGATACGGCTTATATAAGATTTGCAGATGGTACTGCGTCAGCAGACCAAACAAACTTTATTTCACACGACCATCACACAAATACTTTAACTGTTTTTTCACAAGCTAAAGTTTCTATAGGAATAACAGAAGCTGAAGTTGCATACTTTACAGATACTAATTTTTATGTAGATAAATCTACAACTATTGATGATACTTTGACTGTTAATGGAAACGCAACTTTTGCAGGAAAAATAACCATTACGCAAAATAGTGGTGATTTTATTTTAGAAAACACAGGTGGTGGTCACGCTTCTTTAACAACTGGCTCATCAAAAGATTTGAATATAAGTTCTGCTAGTGGTACTGTTTATATAAATAATAACACAACTTTTGCAGGTCGTGTTGGTGTAGGAACTAATAATCCTGCATACAGATTAGATGTTTCTGGAACAGGTGGCGATAATAGAATAAGACTACAAGAAACAACTGATAATACTGCTGTAACATTTTTAGAAGTTGAAAATAGCGATAATGCATCAGGTTCGTTTGGTGTTGGTGGTTCAGGTAGAACTGACCTGTTAGAAAATAGAGGTTTTGTTAATGCTCAATCAGGAACAGATGGTTTAGCTATTGGAACAGAAGGCACAGACCCTATTATATTTTATACTCAAGGTATAGCTACTTCAAATGAAAGAATGCGTATTCACTCAAACGGAAGAGTTTCAATGGGTTCTGATACTACTATTGCAGCAGCAAATAATTTAACATTAACTAATGCTTCAGCAGCAGAAATAGATATAAATTGTACAGGTGGTCATAATTATAGACTTGAGTCTAATTCAAGTGATAATTTTGTTATTACAGATAAAACTGCAGGAGCAAATAGATTTGTTATAGATTCTTCTGGAAACGTAGGAATTGGAACAGATTCGCCTGCGAGAGGTTTAACTATTGATAAAAGTAATGCAAACGCTGCGTTAGAAATAATAAAAAATAATACGACTAATCAAATTGTTTATTTAGGTACTGGTTCCAGTGGAGGAACTGATGACCCTCTTTTAAGAATGTTCCATAATACCACAGAAAATATTAGATTATATACAACTGGTGATAGTTGGATTAACGGAGGAAATTTAGGAATTGGAACTACAAGTCCTTCAAGGTTATTAAGTATCTCAGATGGAACAGGTAGTGGAGACCCTACAGATTCAAGAACAAAATTATACATAGATGCAAATACAGAAGCATATATGAATTTTAATGTTCCTACAAATTCTTATACTGGAATAAGGTATGCAATAGCTGGTGTAAACAAAGCGTTTATGGAGTTTGAAGACCCTAATGATATTTTAAAAATAGGTACAATATCTTCAGATGCAGTTGTTTTTACTACTAATAATACAGAAAGAATGCGTATAACATCTGGGGGGGAAATACAAGTAGGAAATGCTGTTGGTGGTTCTGATACTGATACTGGAACAAGAATTAATTCAACTCAAATGAGACAATCGTCTTCAGGAACAGGCGCACACGATTTTCACGATTTTTATAGGGGTACAGAAGGTTCTTTAGTAAGAGTAGGAAATATTCGTACTACAGGAACTACAACTGCATATAACACATCTTCAGATTATAGATTAAAAGAAAATGTAGTAGAAATAACTGGAGCTTTAGACAGAGTAAGTCAATTAAAACCAAGTCGATTTAACTTTATAGCAGATGCAGATAAAACAGTAGATGGATTCTTAGCTCACGAAGTACAAGAAATAGTACCTGAAGCTATCACAGGAGAAAAAGATGGTATGCGAGATGAAGAATACGAAGTAAGTCCTGCTGTTTATGAAGATGTTATTCATCCTGCTGAAGAAGCAGTTTATGAAACTATAGAGCATCCTGCTGTTGAAGAAGAATTAGATGATGAAGGAAATGTAATTGTAGAGGGCAAAGAAGCATATATTGAAGAAGTCCTTGTAACAGAAGCTAAAGAAGAATGGACTGAAAAAGTATTAGTATCTGAAAAGGTAATGGGTACAAGAGAAGTGCCAGATTATCAAGGTATCGACCAATCAAAGTTAGTGCCATTATTAGTAGGAGCTATACAAGAACAACAACAACTAATCAATGATTTAAAAGCTAGAATAGAAACACTTGAGAATAATTAATATATTTGTAATATAACTATAAATTTAATAAAATGTCAAAAATTAGTAAAGAAGAATTAGAATCATTATTAGAATCAGAAAAGAAAGTTTCTGCTATTAAGCACGACTTAGGTACACTAGATGAGCAAAAGCATAATCTATTACACGCTTTAAGTCAAGTTAGAGAAGAATCTAACAAAGTAAAGAAAGAACTAGAAGACAAGTATGGTAAAATAAACATCAACTTGCAAGATGGTTCTTACGAGGAAATAAAAGAAGATAAAGAATAACGCTATGGATTTTGCAGATATGAAGATATACCTTATAAACTCAATAGCTTTTGCAGTATCATTAACTGAGGTTGAGGTATGGTTAAAAATTATACTTCTAATCTGCACAATAGTATATACTATTCAAAAAACAAAAAAACTATGAGTGAATTAAGCGAAGACAGTAAATTTGAAATTAGTATAAAGACACTTATTGCTATAGGGGTAGGATTATCCTCCCTTATAGGAATGTGGTTTGCCTTACAAGCAGACATAGAAGAAGCTAAGAAGCTACCAGAACCTGAGATTTCAAGAACAGAGTATGATTTAAAAGACAAGCTCGTAAGAGAAACTATTATGAATACTGGTAAAAAAGTAGAAGAAAACTCAGATGCGTTAAAGAAAATAGACGATAAGTTATTTGAAATAATTAGTAAATGAAAAAATTAATATTATGTGTGATATGTGTATTGGTTGCGGGCTTTGTATATAGTCAAGACGTAACAGTTCTGCAAATAAATGCAGAATGGAATAAAAAAAATAATTACGATTTAAGTGATATTACAGGAGCTACTGTTAAGTTTAGCTACCTTAAAGACCAACCTAGAGATGTTCAAAATAAAATTATGGCAGTTCCTGTAATTGTTATTATGGATAAATCAGGTAGAGTTAGAATGCAATATGTAGCAGATATATCTTTGCAAATTAAAGCTACTAGGTTAGAAATACAAAATACTATAAATAGAATTAATAAACCTAGAA